GCTAAATCTTCTTTCAAAAAAGATTTTTCTTCTTTTAAGGGTCCAACTGCTCTATCAATTATTTCTGATGGGGACTCTACACCTGCAATATTTCCACCTTCTTCATCGTTCTGTCCTGTATAAAACTTTTTAAGATACTGGTCCAATTTAGATATTTTTTTAGTTTTATTTTCTATCTTTTTTCTTTGTTCAGGTGATTCTTTGAAATCACCGTCCAACTCTTCATAAGCGAGCTCAGCATTTAAATAGTTGGAGACCGCATTTGTGAAAGGAGCAAGTTGGTTTTCTTCCCATAATTCTGGTGATAGTACTATAGGAACTTTAAATTTACCTGAACTTCCCGACCCTGTTACTTCACTTAAACGGTTTTTTTTCATATAATATAAATATATGGAAAAGAAACAACCTTTAGGATTCTTATTTGAGACAATGGCCTACTATTCAGAAGAATCCGCAGAACAAATCGTCGACAATTTAGATTTGAATAACTCAATATTCATACTTTCCCAAGCAATACAAATGGCCCATTCAAAAAATGTTTTCAGTTTGACAGAATCTGAAATAATTTCTAAATGTTTGAGAATAATTAATAAAAAAATATATTCTTATGATGATAAGCCAAGACAGAAACCAGATAATGTCACGAATTATTGAACTTGACTTAAAAATAACTCGTTCCATAATCAAAGGACACAAACCATCAGAAAATGATGATTTTAAAGATGAAAGACAAGAATTAAATATACTTCGTTGTTTATACTTTGGATATCAAACAAAATTTTGTAATATAAAAAAGGGGTTTCACGGAACCCCTTTTTCTTAAATTTTATTACCACACGAAGGACAAAACTTGTAATTGTTTTTGACTTTCGTACCACACTCAGTACAGTAATTTCTTATTTCCTGAATCTCAACAGGTTTAGAGGATTTAGGAAGTATTTTATACTCCACACGATGAAGAGTGTAATAGTTGAAATTTCCATATGTATTTGTTATGTCCTGAGTAGATTTGTTACCTTTTTCAACTCTACCTGTTTCCAAGTTTATTGATGCGGTATTTGACGTGTTAGTAAAAACATCACCATTTGTATTAGTGAACGTTATTCCATTTGGATTAGTTGAATAATTTACTAAATTGTATGTTGGGGAATTAGTGATAGAATTGTTTAAAGTTCCATACCAACTTGCTCCTGTTATATAGTTAATATGTTGAGGTATTTGTTCATCATAGAACTCAATTGTTACCAACCCATTTAAATCAATTGCAGACCTATTTTGGGGGGTATTTTCAACTTCATAGGTACTGAACTCAAATTTACTATTAGTGTCAAGGAATCGTTCTAAAAACACTCTCTGACCTGGTTTTAATACAATACCTGATGAGGAAATGTATTTACCATTTAGTTTAATTTTAGCAAGTACCGATTGTTGTTTTGGGTTATGAATTTCTAATTCAAAATTGTCTTTATCGTTAAGTAAAACAATGTGTCCGTTATAGACTTTTAAACGGGATTTTTTCTTTGTAATATGCACAGTTGGTACATCACTTTTTGTTGTGTAATTCATGTTTTTAATTTTACAATAGTTAATGACTATGTTACCAATACCTTCCTATCCGTGAATAGTACAACAGCCTGTTGGACTGGGGACTGATAAACTAAAATCACTTATAAATATGAGTAGAAAATATTTATAGTAAATTATTGAGTGATGACTGAATTACTCCCTCTCACTTGGTTTATTGAAAGTCCTGTGGATTTTGAACACAAACAATACCTACTTTTTGCCTACTTGCAAAAAGTTGAATCAAGTTTTTTGAATAAAAATTTATCCCCACATTTATTACATCTTGAAAGATTATCTGACGAATTGTTAGGATTTCAATCATCTTTTGAAATTATGAAAAAGAATTTTGATAAAAACAGGTATGTTTACTTTGATAATGTCAAATTAGAAGGGGAAAATAACGAACTTATTTTAGAAATTAAGGAAATTGTGGGTTTTTCGATACCTCAATTGGAACCAAGAATTAAAATGGGGTACAAAATTTTAGAAAAAAATAATCAAATACTTTTTTGAATTAGTAGATTTACTATATATTTGCGTAAAACTACTAATCATGAGAAAAACAAGTTTATCTATACTTTTTTTATTAATTTCCATTACTTCTTTTTCACAGACAAAAAAAACGGAAAAACCGATTATTTGGACATGGAATGGTAAAGTGGTAAATGAAAAAACCCTCAGAGATTCTCTAAAGGTTTTTTATTTTAAGTATATTGATTCCGTTAAATCATCAAAGCCTAAAGTTTAGTAAAATTAGACCTAATAAAGTCATAATTTTCTTGTGTTATTGTATTTGTTGGACCAATGGTTTTATTCCACCATTGCCAAGGAATTTTGTATTTTTCAATAATTTGTGGTGGCTGTGTGTCTGGCTTTACAACATTAAATGAAAAGTCTATTTTTGTAGTATCTAGTTGACCTGAAGATGAATCTGAATCACTTTTTCTGAAAGGTACGTCCAATAGTGCTATCAACCTGTTATTCAAGTATATTGGTTCTCCTAGAGAAGACTCTCTTGGTGAATTTTCAGCTGCTGATGTATCAACAGTAACATTAACAAATTGCTCCCTTTTATATGATGGGCTATCTTTGTCTTGTCCTTTAGTATATGGTGTTTTACCAATTACAGGTTCTTGAATTTCGAATGAAGGTACAAATTGTAGTAATTTAGGTAGTAGTTTTTCTAAGTAATCCTTTAAAACCGCGGCTCTTTTTTTTGCTAAAGAACCAACAACTTCAAATCCTTGTTGATTTGTTACTTGTGACTCACCAGGTGTTATTATAATTTTAACATTTTTCAAATTTTTACCTTTTATGAATTTCACTATTTCTTGAACTCTTTCCGAAACTTCAGATTGAAATTCGGGTGATAACATGTATTCTCCACTTTTGAAAGTGTCTCCAAAATTTATTGTAAAATTAGAATCTGACTGTTCTGTAATTAAGTACTGTTTTTTTGTTGCATTTTCGTGAAGTGAAATAATTCTTTTTCTTTCGTTATCACTCACAACCCATGATTGTTTTATCATTTCTTTTGTTTAAAGATAAATACTTCATTAAATAAAAAAAAGGGTCCCGATTGGGACCCTTTATATTTTGGTTCAGACCATATTATCTCAACTCTCTCAAATCGAATGTTCTTACACCATCAACTGTGATTCTACCATAGAAACGGTTGTTAACCATTTTCTTAGCGTATCTTGTCATGATACCCTTGATAGGTGTGAAGTTGAATGGATTGTACATTGTTGGAGTAAGTTGTAAAGGTACATATGGTGCGTAGATGTAACCAGTGTCAAGTAGAGACGTTCCTTTGTGACCAAGAAGAACTTGGTTAGCTGGGAAGTAAGGGTCTCTGTAAACTTGATATCTACCTGCAAGTGTACCGATTCTTTCGATACCCATGTTGTATTGGTCTTGCTCAGGAGCTGCGTTTGAAACGTGGAAATACTCCAAGTCATCAAAAATAGCACTGATTTCAGAAGATACAACAATCCAGTTAGCACCACCTCTAAGAGTAGACTTATGGATTTGAGCTGAAATTTGGTTGATTGCAGTGATAAGAGTTTGGTTCCAGTCTTTCTGAGTATAAGGAACAGCGTTGTTTCCTAATCTCTTCCAACCGTTGTAATCCCATCTCAAGTTCCAAGCCGCACCTTTTCTAAGGTCTCTCAAGATTTCTCTATCGATTTCAGCCGCAACTTGCTCAGACAATAAAGCTGTCAATTCAGCTTCAGCGTCGATGTTATGGAATGCTGCAACGTCTTGTGCCATTTCTGGTGACCATTGTGCTCTTAATTTTCTTTCAGTTACAGAAACTGTTACAGACTGAAGGTCAAAAGAAACCTCACCAATTCTGTCTTCGAATTCAAGATTCTTGTAGATTCTGTAAACAGGAACAAACGCGTTGTTAATTGCTGCTGAAGATTCGAATGTTGAACCAGAATATCCGTCAAGAGAATTTTGTCCTACAGTACAAGGTACTTGAAGGTCAACCTCTAGATATATTTTTCCGTCAACATCACAGATGTTGTCATAGAATCCACCACCAGTTTTTGAATCTGGGAATATAGCTTCAGCGTTATTGTTACCATATTGAACAATACCTTTACCATATCTTTGAGTTACAAGTCTGAAAAGATAAGGGTTAGCTGTATTTCCTGATGTGTAAGCGTTTGATGAAGAACCGTAAACAGTCAAATCAGACAAGAATGATTCGTTGTCGATTGGGTTACCGTCTGGTCCGATTAATTTACCTGCCGCTACTTGAGCGAAACCTGACATAACAATCAATACTTTTCTATAAGCACCTGCATCAGGGCCGTCACCTGCTGTGTAACCAGAAGGAACAAGGTCAAGTGTTGTGTTATCCCAAACTGCAGTAACTGCACTTCCTGTGATAGCAGAGAACTGACCTTTAGAGTAGTCGAAAAGACCTGGAGGGTCTAATGCTGGTTCATTACCTTCATAAAATCTATCATAAAGGTCTCTACCTTGATTCCAATTGTAACCTGTGTTAGGGTCTGCAGGTCCGTTTGGTGCTCCGTAAGGTGCGTAGTGTTGATTATCTCCAACATAGTTTTGGATTTGAGGTACGAAGTAGAACAATTTACCGATTGGTAAGTTCATTGCTTGTACAGATACGATGTCGTTAGCCAATAACTTAGAGAATACTCTTCTGATAATTGGAAATACAACTGTTTCGAAAGCACCTGAGTCTGCTGTAGTTGATGCTTCGTTGATTAAGTGAGACGCTTGGTTCTCATAAAGTTGAGCCACGTTCTCTTTCATGTGACCTTTAAGTCCTTCTAAGAAACCTAGGCCATCCCATTTGTTGATTGTGTCTTCTTTGATAACTTTAAGGTGCTTAAGACCGATGTTACCAACAAGACCTGATTCTAATAAAGCTCCCATTTTGTGAATTTTATTTTTTTCTTGTTTATTTATTTTTTTACCTAATCTTAGTAATCAAGTCCTTAATTCTCATGAATTGAGGATTTTCATATGTTTTACTTTCGATTAAAGTAGTTGATGAACCTGATTGTACTGATTTTGTCAATTTGTTACTAACAGATTCATTTATTGATTTTGTTTCAGTCTTAGTTAATTCTTCTTTGATAACTTTATAAAGTCCTTTAGACTCTTTTAGTGAGTCGACATCGTCGAATCTTCTAAGAATGTTTATTTTTTCTTTTTTAGTTGTTGAGTGTTCAGTGAAAAGTCTTGTGGCATATGCTAGGTTAGAATTAAAAATCGCAACTTCGTTGAGTTTTTCTCTAAACACGTTTAATGCCTTTCTGTACTCTTCATTCTTTTCTCTCAAAGAACTAACTTCTGTTTCTAGGGATTCCATCATATTTCTATTGTTTGTGATACCTTTTCTCAAAGCACCTTTTTTAGGACCGAATCCTAAAGTTCTAGCTGCTTCTTTTGTTTCAGATTTCTTAACAATTTTGTTATCCCCTTCCATGTTTTCACCTTTCTTGTATTCGAATTTAGCTTTGCCAGTTCCCATAGTCTTAGGACCTTCTTTTTTGTCCTCGCTGAAACCACCTGATGATTTCTTATATGAGAATTTAGCTTTACCCATTCCAACACCTTTAGGTTTAACGGACATTTTACTTTCTTTTGTTTCTACTTTCTTTGACTTCTTATG